GGCTTTGGGCCCCGGGGCGGCGGAGAGCTGCGGCTGTATCAGGCGGTGCGGGAGGCTGTACCGGTGGTGGACGCCGCCGTGTGCAAGCTGATCCGCCTCAGCGGCGGCGCGCTGGTGTTCTGTGAGGATCCGGAGACAGAAAAGCGGCTGCGGGACTTTTTAGAACGGGTCCCGGCGGGGCGGGGACAGTACGGTATCAACGCATTTTTGGAGCAGTATCTGGAATCGCTGCTGATCTGCGGCGGCGCCGTAGGCGAGATGGTGCCGGCGGCGGGAAACCGGGATCTGGCGGCACTGCTGTGCGGACGGATGGACCGGATCGAGCTGAGAGAGGGAGAAAGCCCACTGGATTTTCAGATTTTCGGGCCGGATGAGCGGGGGCGGATGGCAGCTTTGCCATATCAGGAGCTGCTGCTGTTCACTCCGCTGCATCCGGAAGCCGAGCACCCATACGGCGTGTCGCTGCTGCGGGGATTGCCGTTTATGGCGGATATTCTGATGAAGATCTACAACACGGTGGGGGTCAACTGGGAACGGTGCGGCAATATGCGGTTTGCCGTGACCTGCCGGGACGGCGACGGCAATGCCGCGGAACGGGGGCAGCTTCTTGCCAGCGAGTGGAGCCGGGCTATGCAGGATACCAGAAGCGGCAGTGTTCGGGACTTCGTGGCGGTGGGAGATGTGGATATCAAGGTCATCGGCGGCGATGCGCCCATTCTGGACAGCCAGGTGCCGGTGCGGCAGGTGTTGGAGCAGATCGTGGCGAAGACCTCCATTCCGCCCTTTATGCTGGGGCTGAACTGGAACTCCACGGAGCGGATGAGCGCCCAGCAGGCGGATATGCTCACCACGGAAATCACTGCTATTCGACGGACGCTGACACCGGTGGTGGAGCAGATCTGCCGGATGTGGCTGCGGATGCAGGGAGAGACGGCGGCGTTCCGGGTGGACTGGGAGGATATCAACTTGCAGGATGAGGTAGAGGAAGCCAAGGCGGAACTGTACCGGGAGCAGGCGAGGAAGCTGCGAATCGAGAATGACGTGGCGGAAGGTAAAATTGAGGACAGGGCGGCGGGGACCGCGAAAAAAGCGTGACAGGAGGAAACGGATGCTGACAAAGGAAGAACTGGATCAGATCAACCGGTTCAGCAAGGCGGAGCTGACGGCGGATCAGGTGTATGCATTCAGCGTGCGGCTGTGCGACAACGAGGTGGACCGGGACTTTGAGCGGTTCGGGACGGAGGATCTGGACCGACTGGGAGAATTGTTTTTAGGCAAGAGCGGCATTTTTGACCACCAGTGGTCCGCTAAGGGCCAGACGGCCCGTATTTACCGGACGGAGGTGGTGCGGGAACCGGGCACCGTGACGGCGGCGGGGGATGAGTACCGTTGGCTGAAGGGCTGGGCCTACCTCATGCGGACGGAAAAGAATCAGGAGCTTATCACGGAGATCGAGGGTGGTATCAAGAAAGAGGTCAGCGTGGGATGTAGCATGGGGCGGAGCGTGTGCTCCGTGTGCGGCGCGGAAAACGGCGCCTGCGGCCATGTGAAGGGTCAAATGTACGGCGAAAAGCTGTGCTTTATGGAACTGAAGGATCCCAAGGACGCCTATGAGTGGTCCTTTGTGGCGGTGCCCGCCCAGCCAAGGGCCGGTGTGGTGAAGCGGTTTGGTTCCGAGGGGACAGAACTGCGAATGCTGCGCAAGCAGGCAGAGTTGGGTCAGCGGTATCTGACTGGGCTGCGCCGGGAGGTGGTGCGACTTGCCATGCTGACAGACGGGCATCTGGATGGAAAAATCTTCACCAAGGCCGTTGGGAGACTGGATGAGGCGGAATTACTGGAACTCAAGGGAGCCTATGAGACCCAGATCGCAAAGAAATTTCCCGTGGCGCCGCAGCTGCGGCAGCAGGCGGAGACCAAGCGGGAGGATGAAGCGGTGTTCCTTGTCTGATGGGACAAACACAATATGAGGGAGGAAATTGCATGAACATTTCTTATGAGGGCATCGGCCAGTGGGCCGCCACCTTTGCCTGCGACGGTGTGTCCGCGGGGCAGGTGGTGAAGGTCAGCGGCAACGGAGCAGTTGCCAAATGCGCGGACAATGACGGCTTTGAGGGTGTGGTGTTGTCCGTGGCCAGAGACGGCAAAGCCTGCTCTGTGGCTATGGGGGGCATGGTGACGGTAAGCTACACCGGGGCTTCCGCGCCTGCTGCTGGTTGGAACTCTTTGGCAGCGGACGGCAGCGGCGGCGTGAAGGTCGTTTCCGATGGCGGCAAGGGCTATCTTGCCGTGGAAGTGGATACCACCGCTAAAACCGTGACCATTGTGCTGTAAGGAGGGGGAGAGAATATGGCTTATCATTATGAAAACCTGAAGCTGGAAAAGGGTATGTACGGTCAGAGTGGCCGCAGCTTTGCACAGACACTGGAGACCCTGGACCCCAGTGAGAACTACAAGGGCACCTCTCTGGAGGGGCTGGACGCCTTCCAGCGTCAGCTCAAGCGCTTTGACATCAAGGTGAAGGGCGCGGGCAGCGACAGAGTGGAAAAGTTCTTCTGGTCTACGGAGTCCGCTGTGCTGTTCCCGGAATTCGTGTCCCGCGTGGTTCGCCAGGGCATGGAGGAGGAGAGTATCCTGCCGGATATCACCGCCACCGTTACCAATTTTGACGGTATGGATTACCGTTCCATCGCATCCACTCCTACGGAGGAGGAAAAGAAGCTCAAACGTGTGGAGGAGGGCGCGCAGATCCCCCAGACTACCATTCATACCCAGGAGAATCTGGTGCGGCTTCATAAGCGGGGCCGGATGCTGGTGGCTCCCTATGAGGCCATCCGCTTTCAGAGACTGGACCTGTTTGCCGTGACGCTGCGGCAGATCGGCGCGTATATGGGCCGGATGCACCTGGAGGACGCCGTGAAGGTGCTGAAGGACGGTGACGGCAACAACAATGCCGCCAAGGTCTATGAGGTGGGCAGCAATCCCATCGGCGGCAGCAAGGGCACTCTGAGCTACGACGCACTGCTGGACTTCTGGGCGCAGTTCGATCCCTATACTATGAACACCATGCTGGTGAGCAATGACATGATGCTGGCCATGCTGAAGCTCAGCGAGTTCCAGAATCCCAATACCGGACTGAATTTTCAGGCAACCGGCAAGCTGACCACTCCTCTGGGGGCCAAGCTGCTGCGTTCCAGCGCCGTGCCTGCCGGGACCATCATCGGTCTGGACAAGAACTACGCCTTGGAGCAGATCTGCGGCAGTGAAGTGGTGGTGGAGTATGACAAGCTCATTGACCGCCAGCTGGAGCGGGCAGCCATTACCTCGGTTTCCGGCTTTGCCAAGCTGTTTACCGACGCGGCCAAGGTGCTGAAGGTCTGAGCTTGTCCACCGCACCGGGATTCCCGGTGCGGTGAAGCGGAAACGGAAGGGGAGTGACCTATGGAGATAACGGCGGCCGCATTAGCGGCGGAGCTGTGCGGCGCCTCTCAGGAGGACCCGCTGCTGGCGGTGCTGTGTGAAGCGGCGGAGGCGGCTTGGGAGAGCCGTCTGGACCCCGGCGTGACGAAGGAGGACTGCGGCGGCGCGCTGCGGTGCGCGGCGGCGTTCATGGCGGCGGCGGACTATCTGGGAAAACAGTGCAGGGCAGAGTCCTTTACTGTGGGCGAGGTGACGGTACGGCAGAGCGGCGGCCGATCCACAGCTGTGATGGCGGAGACCTTGCGGCAGACGGCGGAGCGGCTGATGCACCCCTATGCCGCCTCTGGGAATTTTTGCTTCAGGGGGGTGCGGGGATGACCGGCGTGATGGGGGAGATCCTGGAACATTACGGTCAGACCGTAACGCTGCGGAGCAGAGACGGCGAGAAGTCCGTCCGGGCCTTTATCCAGCCTGCCGCTGCTCGGGATGAGACAGTGCCGGGAGAGCAGACACCCATCGGCTGGATAGACGAACGGCTGTGGAGGTATACCGGGCTGGAGGAGGTCCAGCCGGGGGATACCGTCATTTGGAGGGGACGGAGCTTCCGGGTACGAAGCAGCCGGGAACACGCCCTGTCAGACGAGATCAATCACTGGTGGGCCTTGCTGGAACCGGAGCGGAGGGCAGCGGAATGAAGGAATTGTCACAGATCCGCATGGCGGTGCTGGACGCCCTGCGCGGGGCCGGGATTCAGGCTATGGAGGTGTTCCCTGAGAAGCAGGCCATGGCGTACAGCGGCGTGGTTGCGGCGGTGGGTGTCGGCGCGGCCAGCGGAAAAACGGCGGGCTTCTGCCATTATTTAGGAGAGATGAAGGACCCGGAGACTCAGGCGGTCCGGGAACGCTACGGCAAGGAGCTGCTCGGGCAGATCACCGTGGAACTGCGGGCGAATCGGGCGGCGGACTGCGAACGCGGCTGCGAAACGGCCACCGAGGTGCTGCTGGGCGGGCTTCCGGAGGGAGTCCGCACCGGGGAACTTACCTGGGAGGCCATTTGCTGGGAGAAGACCACGGGAATGTTCTTGCGGCGGGGCGTTCTGGAATGCAGAGCCCTGTTTCTGACGGAGAGCGCCGTGGAGTCCGGAGAATTTCTGGATTTCCGACTGAAAGGAGTTATGAGCGAGTGAGTGAGATGAGACATGAGCGGCCGGGGGTCTACTCGGTGTATGACGCGTCCAGCGTGACGTCTGCCGGTCGGGCGGCCAAACGGATCGGCGTGGCGGCCCTGGCCGTTAAGGGAACGGCCAATACAGCGGTGACACTGACCGGTTATGGCGCCGGTGTGGAGGCCTTTGGTGAGGACGGCGCTGACACGCCGGGCATGAGCACACTTTTGAAGCTGCTGTTCGCCAACGGCGCATCCACGGTTTACGCGGTACGGGTAGGTGCAGGCGGGGAATTGGAAGCTTATCAGGCGGCGTTTGCCGCCCTGGCTAACTGCGATGTACAGGTGGTGGTGTGCGACAGCAGCGAGCTGACCATCCAGAAGGCACTGAAAACCGCCGTGGAAACGGCATCTGCGGCCAGAGGGGAGCGGATCGGCGTCATCGGCGGCAGCGGAGATACGGCGGCGCAGTTGGTGACCAGGGCGGAGGCCATCAACAGTGAGCGAATGGTACTGGTTGGCCCGGATATGAAGGATGAGAGCGGCAAAGCCCTTTCCGGTGTGTTTGCCGCGGCGGCGGTGGCAGGTGCTATTGCCTGCGGCGCGGACCCGGCAGTACCCCTGAACGGGGCGGAGCTGTACGGCATCGGCGGTTTACAGAGCGTTTACAGTGACAATGACATTGACCTGCTGGTTCAAGGCGGCGTAACGCCGCTGGAGGACGTGGGGGGCGTGGTGTCCCCGGTGCGGGGCATCACTACCCGGACAAAAACTGGCAGCGCCGCCGACAGTACCTGGCGGGAGCTGACAACCGTCCTGATTGCCGACGATGTGATCCCTGCGGTGCGGTCTGCCCTGCGGAGCAAGTTTGCCAGAGCCAAGAACACCGCTCAGGGTCGGGGGGCTATCCGGGCACAGACCATTGTGGAACTGGAAAAGAAAAAGGACGCACAGATCATCGAAAGCTACGGCGAGGTGGCGGTGACGGCCGCAGCGGACGATCCGACGGTGTGTCTGGTGGAGTTCAGCTTTGCTGTGGCCCATGGGTTGAACCAGATCCGCCTGACGGTGCATCTGACGGTTTAAGGAGGGACGGATATGAAGGGATTTCCCACCAGTGCGGACATTTATCTGGAATTGGACGGGCGGAAGATCGCCGTGGTGCAGAGCTACCGGGCCAAGGCAGCCAAGTCCAGCAAGAATATCGAGGCCTTCGGCGAGAGTGAGCCGGTGGCAACCATTGAGGGGCAGAAGAGCTATACCGTGGAGCTGACCCGGCTGTACGCCACGGATACGGCCATTTCTGACGGCATCGACTTCTATAATCTCACGGATTTCTCTCTTGTGATCTGCAAGCCGGACCGCAAGGTCATTTACAGCGGCTGTGAGTGGAGCGGCATTCAGGAGGACGGGGAGCTGAACGCCACCGTGGCGGAACGGGTGACGCTGACGGCGGCCCGGCGCATCGAGACTACCGCATGAGGACAGTGGACGCTCTGAAGCCGCTGACAGCGGGGAAGTTGCTGGAGCTGTGGCGGTACTATCGGGAGAGGGTGGAAGATCCGCTGGAACGGACGCTGCTGTGCAACGCCGCCATTCTGCGGGATAGCTGCTATTGTCAGGGAGAAGCGATTTACGGAGATGAGCTGGAGGTCTTGCGGGACCTGACGCCCGGCGAAATGGAAGACCTTCTGCTGCGGCTGGCGGAGGGAGAAGCGCTGCCGGAGGAGCGAGGCGGCACCTTCGACCTTCAGCGGTTTGCGGATATGAAGGGGGAATGAGCCGGTGGACTATTTATGGGAGCTGCGGCGCCGCCAACAGGCAGCGCTGAACCGTCTGCTGACCGGCAGTCCCTCCAAAGAGGAGACCACGGCGGAGGAGGAAGTTCTCCGCCGTGCTGCAGAGGGGGCTGAGAAAGCGCCTGCTGGACAGGAGAAGGGAATCTCCCGTCCAACGGCGGAACAGGGAAAGCTGATTGGTCAGGCGGAAAGCGGTGAAGCACTGTCATCGGCAAAGCGGAAAGCGTGGGACAGAGCGGAAGCTGATGACAGACTGCTGGATGGGCTGACGGCGCAGGCAGAAGAATTTCAACAGGCCCGCCGGGCGGATGCCCTTTGGCGGAGCGAGACGTTTTCTGCGGGGACCCTGCCGGGGTTACTGATGGCGGAAGGAAGCAGGGCGGCGATGGAGGTGGAGGACATCTCCCGGGCTGTTCAGCGGGACGCACGGCGGTATGACGGCGGATTTACCATGTTTTAAGAGGGAGGAATGGCATGAGATTATCCTCCATGCGCTATAAAAATTATACCTGGCCCCACAATCCGGAGACCTTTGTAGTGGAATACCGGCGGCAGATGGCGGCCCATAAGATACCATTGGGCGGCTGCGTTTTGCAGGATCTGGGCGTAAATTGCCGGATCCTGCGGGGAGAAGGCGAGTTTGCGGGGCCGGGGGCCTATGAGGAATTCAAGGCGCTGGCGGCGGTGTTTCAGGAACCGGGAGCGGGGATGCTGACGCATCCCGTGTGGCGGACGGACCGGGCGTATTTCGTCTCCCTGTCCGTGACGGAGGAGCCACGGCCGGACTATGTACGGTACAGCTTTGCGTTCTGGGAGGATGACAGCGGCTATGATGGTGGCCTGACGGAAAACAATGACAGCAGGACGTGGCCGGGGAGCGGCTTGGCGGCGTCTGAAGAGACCCATGGAGCCGGGCGGGTATACACCGTGAAGCGGGGGGATACCCTGTGGGGCATTGCCCGGCGCTGTGGCGTGACTTTGAGCAGCCTGATCGCTGCCAATCCACAGATCAAAAATCCCAATCTCATTTATCCAGGGAATGAGGTGAGGCTGCCGTGACAGGACGGATCTTTACGGCAGACCATCATGTCTATGATCTGCCGCCGCTGCTGAGTTGGAACGTGAGACATACGGGGACGGTGCCCTGCGACAGCTGGTCCGTGACGGCGGTGTATCAGCCGGAAATGCTGACAGTGCTGCGAATGGCGGCGGGTTTCGCCGCCATTGAGAATGGAATGACACAGTTACGGGGAATCGTGGACGAATATACCGTGGAACTGGGCAGCAGAGGGATGACGGTGACACTGTCCGGCCGGGGATACGCCGCACGGCTGTTGGATAACGAGTCCCGGCCTGTGACCTATGAGCAGGTGACGCTGCGGGAACTGATCCGCTGTCACGCGGAGCCTTATGGCATTTCCTGCGAGGCTGCGGTGGATCTGAGGTCCACGGTGCCCTATACCGCTGGGGTGGGGATCAGCCAATGGAAGGTGATTTCGGAGTTTTGCCGGACCTATGGAGGCTTCCTGCCTCGGTTTGCCAAAACCGGAGAGCTGCTGGCAACACCGGAGCAGGACAGCGGAAAGAGAATCATCCTTGACAGCGGCAGTCCGGTGCTGAATTGCCGGATCCGGGAGGATCACTATGGCGTGCTGACGGAGGCGCTGGTCATCGACAAGCGGCAGAATGTCAGCTACTCTGTGAAAAATCCGGAGATGATCGCCAAGGGCGGCCAGTGCCGCCGGGTGATCTATACGCCGGGGCGGAGCACCTGGGATGCCATGCGCTATACGGGAGAATACCAGATCCAACAATCCAAAAAGGAGGAGCAGGCGGTGACGGTAACGCTGCCGGGGAGCTTTGACGCATTTCCGGGGGATCGGGTGACGGTGAGACTGGAAAAGCTGGGCCTTACCGGAAATTACCGGGTGGCGGAGACGGAAAACCGGTTTTCCGCCAGAGAAGGAGCCGTGATGATCTGGACATTGAAGGAGTGTGGTTGAAATGTGGCTGGCACAGAGCATGAAGCAGGCGGTCCCCACGGCGGATGCCGACCAGGGAATCTCTACCATAGTGGGAGATCAGATGGGAGTGGTGACCCGGGGCGAAGTGCGGCAGTTACCCATCTACGGTCCGGGCGGTTATGTGTGGCTGCCGGAGAGCGGGGCTTCCGTGCTGGTCATTAAGGGCGGCCCCGGCGGAGAGGAGCAGTGTGTCTGCGGCGGTAAACAGGCAGAGGTTCCAAAGGGGATGCAGCCGGGGGAGGTCTATATTTACGGTCCGAAGGGAAGCAATGTGTATTTGCAGAAGGATGGGACGATTGAACTGACAGGGCGAATTTCCATCAGAGGACAACTTCTTATCAACGGGCAGCCCTACAAACCTTGCACCTGCGGAGAGGGAGGGATTCTGTAGTGCTGATGCTGGTGAACGGTGATTATGTACCGCAGGGAAACGGATTACAGTCAGCGAAGGGGGACGAGGCAGTTTTGCAGCGGATGCTGATGAAACTGACTGCCCGGCGGGGGCAGTTTCCCTTTATGGAGAATTTCGGCAGCAGACTGTGGACTTTGGATCGGCTGCGTCCTGCGGACCGGCAGGCTGCGGCGGAACAGTATGTACTGGAGGCCCTCCGGGATGAGCCGGGCCTGATGGTAGAACAGGTGACGCTGGCGGAGAACGGCGGAAAGTCGTCCCTGACGGTGAACGCCGTCAAAGACGAACGCCGATTGACGGCGGAGGTGGCCTTGGGGCAGGAGGGAGTGACAATGTGAGAGCGACGGAGACGATCTATCGGGAAATGCTGTCGGCCTACGCCAAGCGGCGGGGCGGACAGCTTCAGGAGGACTGCGACCTGTCGGTGCGGCTGTGGGCGGCAGCGGCACAGATCCAGGCGTTGGAGGCACAGGCGGAATGGGTGCTGGGGCAGAGCTTTCCACAGACAGCTGCAGGGGTCTATCTGGACCGCCACGGAGCCATGCGAGGCATCGTCCGACAGGCACCCAGCAGAGCAACCGGACAGTTGACCTTTCGACTGGCCAACGCCCAGACCGGTGCGGTAGGCGTGGAGGCCGGGACGGTGTGCATGACGGAGGGGGCTATCCGTTTCCGGACCACAGAAGATGGGACGATCCCGGCGGGGGAGACCTCAGTGACCGTAGCGGCGGAGGCCGTGGAGGCTGGCAGCAGCGGGAACGTGGGAGCCGGAACCGTTCATGTGCTGACGGCGTGTCCCGTGGCGGTGACGGCAGTCACCAATGAAAAGGCATTTACGGGCGGACTGTCGGAGGAAACGGATGAGGAACTGCGGCAGCGGATTTTGGACAGCTTTCAGCGGCTGCCCAATGGAGCCAACGCCGCGTGGTATGAGCTGACCGCCTGCCGTCACGAGGGTGTGGCTACGGCCAAGGCGGTGGGAAAAGCCCGGGGCGCCGGGACAGTGGATGTGTATGTATCGGCACCGGATGGTATTCCCTCGGAGAAGTTGCTGACAGAGCTTCAGACGGTTTTTCAGAAAAGCCGGGAGATCGCGGTGAACGTGCAGGTAAAAGCGCCCACGGCTGCGACAGTGAACGTGGCGGTGACGGTAAAAACGGCGGAAGGGACGGATTTTGCCAAGGTGAAGACTGCGGTGGAGGCTGATCTGGCGGAGCAGTTCAACGGAAAGCTGTTAGGCAGGGGCGTGAAGCTGGCGGAGCTGAACAGCAGGATCTATGCTCTGCCGGGTGTAGAGAACTGTCATATTACGGCCCCGTCAGCTGATCTGGCGGCCAATGATACGGTGCTGCCGGTATTGGGGACGGTGACAGTGACAGAGGAGGCGTGAGTCGTGTGTATGAGCAGTATTTGATTCGCCTGTTGGCCCCTTTGAGTCTCTACAATCTCCGAGCACCCCATAACGGCGGCGAGTTGGCGGCGCTGGGCGGAGAGCTGGACAGCGTCAGTGGGCTGGTAGAGCTGGTGGAACGGGAAAGCCTGCTGGCCACGGCGGAGAGCGAGGGCCTTGACCGCCGGGAGGTATTGTTTGCTCACAAGCCTGCGGCCGTGACCCAAGAGGACCGCCGGGAGGCCATCGCCGCGCTGCTGCGGATCAGCGAGGACAGCCTGACACCGGAGGCCATCAACGATACTCTTACCGGCTGCGGCATCCGGGCCAGAGCGGAGGAAAAGGCGGACGGCAGCCTGCGGGTCGTATTTCCCAGAACTGCCGGTGTGCCGGCGGAGTTCGACCAGATCAGGAAGATTATTTTAGATATTCTACCCTGTCATTTAGAGGTGGAGTTCTACTTCCGCTATCTGACCTGGGCAGAATGTGAAGCGACGGAATATACATGGGATGAGGTGGAGACGGCACAGCATACCTGGGAGAGCTTTCAACTGGCGGTGCCGCCGGAGGAATGAGACATGAGTGAGATCATAACCGCCGCCATCACTGGATGTGTGACGCTGCTGGGGGTGCTTTTGAGCAACCGGGCGGCCCAAGCGGTAACGGATGAGAAGCTCACGGAGCTGACCCGGGAAGTCCGGGAGCACAATCATTTCGCACGGCGGGTGCCGGTGGTGGAGGAACAGATCCGGGGCATGGACCGCCGGTTGGAGCAATTGGAACAGGGGCAGCGGCGTCAGCCCATCTCTTGAGATGGCGGACAGAGAGGAGCAGGAATGGATATTTCAGCATTTGGTATGGCAGGCGTGGCGGCGATCACGGTGATCTGCTACCTTGTGGGCTGGATCGTTAAGGTGTCCGGTCTGGATAACAAGTGGATCCCGGTGATCGTGGGTGTCTGCGGGGGGATCTTGGGCGTTGTGGGAATGCTGGTCATGACGGATTTTCCGGCGGCGGACCCGCTGACCGCCGCTGCGGTGGGAATCGTCAGCGGCCTCGCGGCCACAGGCGTGGATCAGATCAGCAAACAGATGAAGGACTGAGGGCGGAAAGGAGCGCGAAG